CAAAACTTTTATCCCTACGCAGAGCAACAACCTAATAGAGGTCACTTCACAAAGCTATATAGCTTCCTTCACCATCCAATATAGCTCCACCGACGCACCCATATATCTATAGAGAATATTGTGCAAGTCCACCTCTTCATTACTCGTACCTTCTTGAAGCTACTCTTGCTGTATGCTGTATGCTACTCTATTGTATAGCGGTTCTTAGATGATGCAATAGAAGCCTATTCGTAAACGACTACTGGTTTCGGGGTTAAACGACTATTCGTTTCTCTTGCCTCAAGAGACTGTGCTACACTTTCAGTACCTTTACAAGAAGAGTGCCCCACACAAGCACCCTAATATCACCACCATGAGCACAATGAATCCTCATGTCATCACTCCCCTTATACGGAGTAGTGTAGCCCTGCTCCTCTTGAGATTAAGTGTATTACTCGGCTCGCTCCACGCTCAGACCTCTACTGATAGCCTCCGCTCGGATGGGGGCTGGGAAGCTTTTATTGAGAGTCAGCTACAGGTGGGCTTGCTTACCGAAGACGAGGCGCACGAAGCGGCAGCTCTCTATGACGAGCTAAGGCGAGCCCCGCTGGACATTAATTCCGTCCGAGAGGAGGAGCTACGTCGACTCCCGATGCTCTCGGACTATCAGATCTATCAGTTCGTCCGCTATCGCACCGATCATCAGGCTTTTCATGAACTCTCAGAGCTGAAGCTGGTACCAGGCTGGAGCCTCTCGCTCATCGCCCTGCTACGCCCCGTCATGGTCTGTCGCCCCATAGCCGAGGAACGCCCCTTGCTGGGAAATACGTTAGAAGCCACCCACGAGGCTCGTATCTTTTATGGTAAGCGTAGTGGCACCGACTTTGCTTCGAAGAAAGCACTTCTTGGCTCGGAGGATGCATTACGGCTAAGCTATAGCTATGCTACGCCCCATAGCCTGAGTCTCTTCATCGCGGGGGAGAAGGACTATGGCGAGCCTTGGCGACGGGGCGCGCACCGAGGATTTGATGCCTATAGCCTGCATGCCCAGCTGGAGCATCGCGCGCTGATCCTTGTCTTGGGTGACTACCGCGTGGCACGTGGCAGTGGATTGATCCTCTCGCAAGGAGCTTTCCCGCTGAGCTTCCTCTCACTGACCCCACGCCAGGGTACGGGAGTGCGTCCTGTGCGGAGTATGACTGAGAGCGACTTCTCCCGCGGGGCAGCTGGTATGCTTCGCGTGGGAAGCTACCGCTTGGGACTCTTCGCCTCTCACCGACGTATAGATGCACATCGATCTGACGAGGGCTTTCTTACTGCGCTTTCGGAGACGGGACTACATACGACAGAGGTGGCTTGGGCGGCACGTCGGCAAGCCTTGACCCGTCTCTATGGGGGCTGGGTCGAATATCGTGTACCCGATCTTGAGCTGTCTCTGCAGGGGATGTATCAAGATTGGCAAGGGGATCGACTAAGACACCCTCCAGGGAGTCAAGGTGATGTGACTCTGGAGGGCTTGCAGAGCTATGCAGCCTGGAGCTTCTCTTACCGCTATCAGACGCTTCGAGGGCACCTGCGCCTTAGTGGAGAGGCGGCCTATACCTCTCGTTCAGCTTGGGCATTCATCCAGCATCTCTCTTATCTCCAAGGACGTTGGGCGGATCTTCGACTCTCCCTTTGGCATATCGGGGCGCATTACTGGACCTATTATGGGCGGGCGGGCACGCATGCACTCCGTCCGCATAGTGAGGATGGTGGTCGCCTACAGCTACAGCTTACTCCCTTCAGTAGCTTAGGATCGACCCTCCTTTATCTCGATGTCTACCGAGCCTACTCGCAGAGGTCGGGAGAAAATGTGGCTCGTTCGGCTGTGAGCTATGGCCTGATGACCAGCCTCCAGATCGAGCGTGAGGCAAGTCTGAGGCTACACTATCGGGGGCGAAAGGATAGCCATCGCTTCAAGCTCGAGGGGGCGTATGATCTTGGCGCTTGGCAACCTCGCCTTGCCCTCCTCTATGCCCGTGGAGCTGCATCTTCGGGCTGGGCTGTGCAGGGATGCTTACGATGGGCTCCTTCCGAACGGCTACAGCTGGATCTTTTAGCAGATGCCTTCGATGCTTCCAGCTGGGATAGCCGGCTCTATACGCTGACGCCGATGCTACGAGGTGAGTATGGTGCGACTCTATTATATGGTAAGGGGGCTGTGCTCGGAGGGCGGGTGCGCTATCATCTAAGTTCGCATTGGCAGATCGAGGGACGTGTGCAGCATGAGCATCAGCAGCGTGATGTGCGCCCGACGAAGACACTCTTCGCCCTCTCCCTGCGCTATCGAGGATGGTAAAGGGCACTGTAGATACGCGTCTCTTGGGCGGTTTGATTTGGCTAATAGGGCGATTATCTCTACCTTTGCAGGGCAAAAGTACATAGTACTCAGCCGAGTAAGATGAGAGTTTTCTCTCACTGGTCCTATAGCTCAGTCGGTTAGAGCACCTGACTCATAATCAGGGAGTCCTTGGTTCAAGCCCAAGTGGGACCACGATAGTTAAGTGGTTGAAAAATAGCGGATTGGAAGCCTTCCCAGAGTGGCGACTGACCCGCTATTTTTGCCCTCGGGAGAGGCAAAAGCATATAAAAACACCCCCAATAAGCCGTTTTCCCTTACACCATACCTTACACCTATGGCAACATCATTCAAAGCGAAAATACGAAAGCGGAGGGCGAGTGGCTTCCACTCGGTGTACATCCTCTGCACCCACAACGACAAGCCCGTCTACATTCGCACTGACCTCGTTGTGCAGGATAGCGGAGTGACCGACAAGGGCGACATTACAGATCCTCGTGTACTGATGCGAGCCTCTGCGATTATCTGCACCTACTACGATAGGTTGCAAGGGAAACGCATAGACAACCTCACCGCTAAGGAGGTGGTGGAGATAGTTACAGATAGCGCCGTGGAGGATATACCCTTCTCCGACTTCGCAGAGGCTTATATACGCAAGCTCTCAGAGCGTGGGGTGAAGCGAGCGGATAACTACCGCTATGCACTTAATAGCTTCCTCTCGTTCGCTGGCAAGCCCTCTATCGGCTTCTCCGAGGTCACGTCAAAGCTCCTACGCCAATGGATAGAGAGCCTCGCACACACGAAGCGAGCGAAGAGTATGTACCCTACGCTACTCAAAGCGATATTCAACGCTGGAATGGAAGAGTACAACGACTACGACCGAGGGGTGGTGCGTGTGGCAAACCGCCCGTTTGAGTTCCTCAAGATACCAAGCAGTGACACGCCCGAGAAGCGCAGTGTGAGCGTGGAGCAACTCCGTGCGTTCTTTGCGCACACCCCCATAGGCGGGCAGGCGAGATACGCCCAAGATGTGGCACGTGTGAGTTTCTGTTTGGCTGGGATGAATGTGGCGGACCTCTACGAACTCACCCCCGACAACCTCCAGTGGGACAAGATATGCTACCACAGAGCCAAGACCAAGGGCAAGCGAAGCGATAAGGCGTATATGGAGGTTAGCATACCCCCGCAGGCTATGGATGCTCTTGCAAGGCTCACAGAGGGCGCACGTGACGGCTATCTCCTCAACCTCTCCGAACGCTACTACGATAGGCACTCTTGCACCAGCTATATATCTCGGGGTATAGCCAAGCTCTGCAAGGAAGCAGGCTTACCACCGATGACCTCCTATGCACTACGCCACAGCTGGGCGACCATAGCACGCAACGAAGTAGGGGCAAGCGAGGAGGATGTGGCTTTTGCTCTCAATCATATCTCCGCCCACAAGGTCACAGATAGGTATATCCGCAAGGACTATGCACGGGTAGATAAGCTCAATGCTGAGGTGGTGGGGCTGGTATTAGGGAGGGAGGCATAAAAAAAAGAGTGAGGAAGCTGTAAGGCTTCCCCGCTCTAAATGTCACCCAAGCGCAAAGATGCGTGCTTGGGCTACGTAACGTAAGCCACGGGCGGAGACGACCGCCTCACTGGCTCTACAAAGGTAGCTAATCTTTTGATACCACCAAATGCTACCCCCTCCGAGTGAGTGCGAGGGTGAGCTTAGCGATATGCTCCTGCTGTTGCTGTATGATAGCGTCCTTGGCTAATAGGAGCGCCCTCAGCTCGTCAAGGTGGGGGATGAGCTTGTCTACTCCCTCGGGGGTGAAGGGCAAGCCCTCGCCCGTAGTTAGCCACTCATCCGATAGCTCAGGGAACACACCCCTAATCACATCTACATCGTACACCTCACGAAGTCGCCACTGGCGTAGTCGCTCTCGGGAGATACCAAGGATAGTCGCAAGCCCAGCATCAGAAGAAGCGCCAGCATAGGTGCGCAGCGTATCCAATGTGGCCTGCATGTTCTCGTTCTTTACACTTGCCATATCATCTGTATATAAGTTTCCGTTCTTCTGCAAAGGTAGTGAAAATATATTGAATAAACGGCTTTTATGTCTGTGTATGTGGCTATATATAAGTGTGCGTAATTGTTTTCACTAAAAATTTGTCGGTGTGAAAAAGTTTCCTTATCTTTGTAGTATCAAAGGGTAAGAGATACCCCACGACACGTAACGTAAAAGACAAAAGACAATGGACAAGAAAACCAGCGAGTACCACATTTGGTGGGTATTCGTCCTCACGGACAGACTCTCAACTGCTTCACGCAAGCGCCTTGAAGCAAGAGGCTTTTCATCATCGGCATTCTCAAAGTCGCTCAAGCGACACTGCCCCAGCTTGCAGAAGGCAAAAGAGATGCAGGCAGAAGTGCAGATATGCTTGCGAAAGGGTGACCTCGTAGAGACGCTACTTATCACCGACAAGCAGTTTGGTATGATGACCACCGCATTCGGACACTAACCACCAACAAGCAAAAGCGAAGCCCCTGTACCGAAAGGCGCAGGGGCTTTTTTTTTGGGGCTGGGCTTAGTCCAAACATCCCGCCCACTTGGAGCAGGCATCAGCAAGGAGCAGACGCAAAGCTCTGAACGGCTGTATATGCTAAAGCGTTCAGCCTCTCAGTGTTTGGACATTTGCAACGCCCGAAGATACAGCTACTTAGTGCAGTTCACCGCCCGCCAATAGCCACATTTTGGGCTATCGTTTGGACAGACCTTGGACAATTACAGCCCACGCAGGAGCGGTAGCCACAGCCTGCGGGACACCCACGCACCGAGTAGCACCGCAATAGCAAGGAGTGGTGCAAAGGCTTTGAGGCGCATGCTCTGCCACGCAGTGAGCTTGGCGGGGACTTCGACCACCTCAGTCACTCGGACGCTATCGGTGCGCCCCGTGTTGATGGTGTCCACCCGCCAGCGGTCACGCCAGCGGTACACCTCTTTGACCTTGTAGATGGTATCGCCCGCCTGCTTCTCGGTGAGGTAGATGCTATCGTGGATATACACACTATCCAACCGCCAGCGGTCACGCCACTCTGTGCGGGTGCGCTCTACGGGGACGACCCTAACCTTCGGCGAGCAGGAGGTGAGGAAGTATCCAAGGAGTGCCACGGCCATAATCACAAGGAGCGTCTCCCACCACTCTAATCTATTCGTTTTCATCGTAAATCTGTGTAAATGCTTTGTCGGGTAGCCACAGCTTGCTACCTTTGTAGGAGAGAGGAGTTGGGCTGGAGATTGGCTTTCAGATTTCGTACTCGTTTAATCCTATCCAGCCCCGCCTCTCTATGCGCCCTGCCGACTGGTGGGGTGCTTTCGTTTAGGACTGGGGCTCGCCAGCCTCGGCTTCAGCCTTGGCCTTAGCTTCGTCCTCTGCCTTCCACTGCGACTCTAAGGCTCGGGCTTCCTCCTCGGGCGTGAGTGCCCAAAGGTCGGCCGCCTGCTGGTCTGGGCAGTAGAGGTAGTAGCCTATTAGTCGGTGGCTTCGGTTCACATAGGCGAAGCCGTCGGGGGCGATTAGCTCTATCATATCCATAGCTATCTAAAATTAAGTGTGAAGCCCTTCGCAGATGCCTTTTGGCTGTACTCTCTTGCCTCTGCTTGGTGCGCCGTCTGCCAAGCTCTCGCAAGCGTGATAGACTTGCCCGTCACCTGCTGGAGGTTCTCTACGAGGTACTTCACGCTCTCCACGGAGAGGTTAGCGCATGCGGAGAGGTCGAGGTCTACCTTTAGGCCTTTTATTCGCACCTCCTCGAGTGACGAGCAACTGCCGAACATGGAACCCGTTACTGTCGCTCTGGAGAGATCTATCACGCCCGTTACATCGGCGAGCATAGAGCAACCACTGAACATATACTCAGCTGTCGTCAGATCTCCTCCGGAGAGGTCGAGAGATACACTCTTCAGCGAGTAGCATCCATAAAACATCAGTCTCGCAGTCGTCACTTTCGGCGTGCCACCTATTGTCGCAGTCGTCAGCGATTGGCATCCTTGGAAGGTAGAGCTGAAGTCTGTTGCTTTTGGTATGCTACCTATCGTAGCCATTTCTAACGCTGAACAGCCCGAAAAGGCCGATGAAACGCTCTGTGCTGACGCGAGGTCTGGCAGTGAGACACTGGTCAGAGCGGAGCAACCATTAGCAAGGGAGGATACGTTAGACGCATTTTCTATTCCCAACACCTTTGGCAGCTTTGTTAGGTATGGATTTCGCGCGAAGCAATAGCTGAGATCAGCTGGTCGATAGCTCTCGGAGAGTTGCATCGTCGGGAACGATGTATCTTTCCAGTCAATGAACTGCTGCGTCTTAAAGATGATCGGCACGTAGATACTTAGCGCTCCGATCTTCTCAGCAAGTGCTTCCAGCCCGTCGTCGTCGGAGGCCTGCGCTCCCTTTGCTCGCAGGGCGTTGATTATGTTGCGTCGGTGACTGTCAAGCTCCATGAGCTGATCAGCCGATAGGGTCTGTTCGTTCATCGGTACATCCTTTCCTTTATTTATACGATAGAGGTACTGCGTTGTGGTGGCGTTGATGGCAGCATACTGCGCCTCGGTCATCTTCGGGTTGTCGGTGGTCGTCTCGAGATAGGACTGATAGGCGGACTTCCCATCCTTACCCTTTTGGCTGTCGAGATACGCCTGCTCTGATCCGACAAAGCCCTTTCGTACGGCTATATCGTATATACTTTCCCCAGGCTCTCCGTGCAGGCTGACGAGATAATCTACCTCCGTACCCTGGAAGCCTTGAAGCTCCTTGGCGCGTTCGTAGTTCGACTTAGGGATGATGTCCTTGGCGAACTGCTCCTCTGTACCTTGGTAGCCGTGCTTCACAGCGAGCTGATAGTTATTCAGACCGTCTTTGCCTTTCAGACCCGCCAGCACGTTAGCCTGTACTTTGATGGGCGTCTCGTTGCTTCCGTACTTAGTGACCTTGCAGAGGTCTACTACTATCTCGTAGTCGTGGTATCCATCGGCATACGCAGGGTCGGGGATGCGCCCCGTGGCGGTCATCGTGTAGACATCCAGCCCCAGCTGTCGGGAGATGTCTGCCGTCACCTCCACCACCAGCTTGCCGTCTTCTACGGAGTAGGGTATGGTGGCCATACCTCCGCTCTCGCTCGATACCATCACGTGCAGTCCTTCCAGCTCGGAAGGGTCGAGGACTTCGCCCGATGGCTGTTTGACCAGCTCCACGGGTATTCTCTTATCCGTTCCTCTCTGCACCAGCTGGAGCGTCTTGCCTTGCTCGCTCTTACTTCCAAATGGTCGCATATAGTTATGTTTTGGTAGGGGCGATTAGATGCAGGGGCAGGCGGTCACCCCATTACCTCCCGCCCTGCTGTGTTAGTTAAGTCGCTTGTAGCCCTTGCCGTCGTACTCCAGCACCTCGCCTCGAGGCTGTCGTGTGGTCGGAGCGATTGATACGTGTATCCACGGGGCTCTACCCGCTGGATGCTCGTCAATGAGCTGATCAAAGCCACCATGCGCACGGATGAGGCGGAACAGCCTCCCGATGTCCGTGATTTGCGCTGGTCGGATGTCCGCCGCTTGACCTTTGACGTGCTGGCTGGTCGTCGCACCGCCCACAGCTCTGTTGAGCCGTGGAGAGCGGAAGCCCGAGGTGACGATGATTGGCTGACCGAACTCCTCACGCACCTCGTCTAAGTAGTCCATTAGGCGGTTGAGGTCTTGGATTTGCTCGTCCGTTGGGTCGTTGGGGATGCCCCGAGAGATAGCCGTACCGCTGTGCGTCATCTCGGATAGTGAAAAGTACTTGCTCATAGTCGTGTCAGTTAAAAGCCACTACCTCCTCGGTCGTTGAGTTCCTTACGGAGCTTCTTCATCTCCTCATCGTCAAGCAGGGTAGAGTAGGCACTGCGAAGTCTGCGCAAGCTCTTTACCACGTTCTGCGTGTCGTTCTTCGGGCTGTTCTCCCAGATGCTAAGCCCCTCGGTGGCGATGAACACCAGCGCAAGGACAACAGACACCCACGGCACTTCGGGCAGGTGGAAGAGTTGCCACACGTCTGTGATGAGGAAGAGCATATCAGCGAAGCCAGCCACGATGAGGAACACGTAGTACCATAGGAGTTTACCGAGGAGCGTACGGATGCCCCAGCTATTCAGTCGTGGGGAGAAGCGTTTTGCCACCTCGTCCAGCGTTCCGTGCGCTGTACCCTCCTCAATAGCCTTGCGGGCTTGGTCTCGTGCGAAGCGCTTATCTCTTCGTATGGCTGAATTGGTGTCAAGGATGCTGGCGAACAGCACACCGACATAGCAAATCAGCACGACGACAGAAGCCAGCGTAATCTCCCCCTTGCCGAACACGGAGAAGTCGAAGTACTCTGCAATAATCATAGTCTTTGGTTTTGGTTGGTTATGGTTGGTTGGTTGGTTAGTAGTTGTCGCCTATGATGGTGAAGGAGAAGTCAACGTCGTACGGAGCATTAAGAAGATGCGTGTAGACCTCAAATGAGTTGGCGGTCAGATTGCCGTACTTCGCACTTGAGCGTGAGTCTCTCCCCGCATCCATGAAGAACAAAGCATATCGTGTGTGCCCGAGGTTGTGCGTGACGAGGAACGTACCACGCCCAGTGCGTCTGATAGTCATCCCGTCGGCACGTACGCCATACTTATACTCAAAGGAGGCGCTCCCAGCGCTCACACGTCCACCGAGTAAGATCCCCGAGGTGTCCATAGCTCCCTTCACTCGCAAGCCCCCTGCGACCTCCAGCATCACGTTGCCAGCGTTGCGGATAGCCCCACTCACTGCGTCTACGTAGGGCAGGCGTGAGCGGTCTGCGTTGATGTAGTACTCTGCGTTGTGGAAGACGAGGAAGCCCGACTGCGTGAGGTATGTGCCTCTGTCTCGCCTGCTGTCTGAGGTCACACGGATGTCCGCACGCACATTCAGCTGGCTTCCCCTATCCACATAGTCCCCTCGGAATATGAGGTAGAAGGACAGTGTGCCGTCGGGGTTGACGTTACCCGAGAATGAATATGAGCCACCAGCGGGGGATAGACGCACCTCGGGGGAGTAGGCGGGATAGCTTGGGTAAGGCGACGCACTCACCGCAAGAAAGCCCTTACTTGAATGTCCATAGCGCACACGCCCGATGAAGGTAAGTCTAACGTCGACCTTTGACGAGGCTGTGACGTATCTCCCGAGGTCTTGTGGCTGGATGACAATCTCTACCTCCTTGGCGTTTGGCGCTCTGTGATATAGGATGTCGCTCCCGTAAAGCCCCGTCAGTTTAACCTCGGGGAGATTTACGACCACGTCCTCTGTCAGCTTCCCTCGGCTTATCACCTTGAGGTCTGGGTGCGTGTCGCCAATCTTCACTGCGTAGGGGTTCTCAATGTCGGGGCTATCTCGGTAGCGGTAGTTCTCAAGGTAGAGGTGTGAGCCCGCTGCTCCTTGCCCCTGCGGGTGGCGGATGTGGAAGTAGCCGAAGTCTGCGCTCCCGTCGTGGTGGATAGCCGTTTGGTACGTCTCGTTGCCCTCTTCTAAACCCTTGACGCCCGCTGCGAGGGCTGGCGCTCCAGCCTTACCGCTGATGTAGGAGCGGATCTTCCCGCTCGTGTCCTTAGCCCCGACGAGCGTACTCAGCACCACACCGCCCTGAATATCCGTAGTACCCTCGTGGATAGCTTCGTGCAGGTAGTCCGAGGGGTAAGGCTTCTCCCCACCGTCGGGGTGGCGGAACTTAATCTTGTCACTCACGATTTCTCCCGTATTTAGGTTAATGGATGTGCTTCCGTCAGCCGAGGTGATGCGCTCCGTGCGTATTTGGCTGGGCAGTACCTCGGTGAAGCCGTAGAGGGTGGTGAACGCTCTGTTGGGGGCTTGGCTGAGCATACCGAGGTAGAGGTAGTAGTACCCCGCCTCCGCTTCCATAGCCTTAGCCGTGTCCGTAGCGAAGAACACCCCGTTTGCTCCGTTGCGCTCTACCTTGGCGTAGAGGTGGATAGTCTTTTGGTCGGTGCGCACTGCGTAGTCGTAGGCGGGGAGCGTCCACGTCTTGTACTCGCTGGGCTTATGCTCAGAGCTGAGCGTGTTGATGCCGAGCGTCATGTGGCGTAGGTAGCCCCTATCTGCGTGCAGGATGCCTCTGCTCTCGTCCCACGTGACGTTGTGCGTTACAGCACCCGTAGCCGTGGGAGAAGCCACGAAGACGAACTGCAGGGACTTGTCCCCCACCATTAACTGCATCGTGCGGGCGGTGATGGGGCTAATGCTGTCACCGAAGCCCGTCCTCACCTCATCGGCAATGCCGTCAGCGAGGTTCATAGCCTGCTGATAGGAGCGTGCTACCTCTCTACGCACCGCCTGCACCTCCTCCTTCTGCTGTACACCTTCGGCTTCAAGCGTGCCGAGAGAGACTGCAAGGCTGGGGGCTTGCACCTCGTTAGAGAGCGTTATCTGTGGCTTGTACTGCTGGGAGAGCTTCGTGCGGATAGCCGTGATACGCACATGGTCGTCAATATCAAGGCTCGTATCTACAAGACGGACATACGCACCGATAGCGAGCTTAGGAGCAAGCACGCCCCAATTCTTCTGTGCGTAGAGTCCATCCAGCTCCGCCTTATACGTCACCTTCGGTTGCAGTGCCTCGTGGAAGTAGCGCACCGAGGCATTGAGAAGCTCCGTCTCCGCCTTCGTGATGTACTCATCGGGCAGGCGAACACCGAACACAGCGTACTTATCGCCCACGGCTGGGTAGAACACCTTCGGCTCGGGGAGCTTCAACCCGTCCTCCTCTACGCTCACCAGCTGGAAGCGCTTTGTGGCGTGGTCGTACCTCAGTACGTCCTTATCTTGGGCGATGTCAAAGGTGCGCCCTGCAAGCCGTCCCGTTTGGAAGGTGATAGTAGCCTTCTCCCCTGCGATGCGGTACTGCGAGTAGTCCACGGGGTTGTCCTTGTCCACGATGTCGTAGTTGCCGTTAGGCGTGACTACCACCGAGCTAACCACGCCCACACGCTGGGGGTAGATGTTCGTACCGTCAAAGCTATCCTCCTTGCGTCCGTCCGTGCTTAGCCCGCTCACGCTGAGGCTCTGCCCATCGGCACTCACAACGTACGTACGACCCTCGTAGGCGAGGGTGCGACCCTTGGGCAGGTGCAGGCTCTTAGCTCCGTACTTAGATGGGTCTATGTTGCGCTCTGTCCCCTGGATGAAGAGCTTGCCCACGGGCGACTTCTCGCTGTCGTTGGAAGCGGTCAACCCCGAGAGCAAGCCCTTGCCCTTGCCATAGGAGAGCGTGACGGCATTAGCCTTGTCGCCTACCACCTTGCCGAGGTTAAGCGTCTTGCCCGTGATGTGCCACTCCGTTTTGAACGCTTCGGCTACTCGGGATAGCGCACTGAGGCAGTCTTCGTGCTTGAAGGAGATAGCCTGCGCCTCCGCCTCTAAGCACGCACCGATAGAGAAGCCCGCTGGCAGGCTACGTAGTACCTGCTCAAGGAAGAAGCGGGGCTTGCCCGTCAGCGTGAACGATAGACGCACGTCCTCGGGGTTGGCTACGATGAACTTGAACTTGGATAGTGCGAGCTGTTGCCCCTCCCCGCTGAGCGTGAGCGTATAGCGGTACTCTCGCTCGGACACCTTCACCACCTCAGCGGGCGTGTAGAGGGCGAACTTCTCGCCCCGCCACGTGCAATACGTGCCGAGAGGGAAGGCAATAGCCTTGTCCGACGTCGTCTCTACCACGAGCGTAGACACTGCGCCTACCTTGGCTTCGTGGTAGCTCTCAGAGCTTATCGGGAAGGGCGTAGCCTTGCCGTTTACGTACAATGTGATCATAGTTTGGTTATGGTAAATGTTATGTCAATCGTCCAGCGGTAGCCGTCGTTATCTGCGCTCACGTCTCGGCTTGTGGAGGTGCTGTACACCCCGCTCACGGGTAGCGTATCTCCGTCAAAGCGGGGTATCGCCCTCAGCCCACGTGCCGTAAGGCGAGATAGGAGCTTATTGCGTGCGTCCCATAGGTCGGGTAGGGTGGGGGCTTTGATGAGTACGGGTACTTCAAGGGAGTACTTCGCCTTGTATGGCCGTGAACCAGCGAAGTAGTACCGCCCCGTCTCGTCCTCCACGCTCGCAATGCCCTTATTCTCGGGGCTTACCCATATAGGCGCACTCGCCACGTCTGCAAGTATCGTCAGCCCATTCTCCCATCTCCCGTTGTCGGTCGGTGCGGGCTTCTCGCTTCGTGAGCAGACCAGCACGGCAGACCAGCCCCCCGCCCACTTCTGCACGTTCTCCACGCTCACGGGGCGGAAGTCCCCGAACTGAATACCCCCAGCGAAGAGGCGTATCGTCCTATTGTTAAGGAGGTCGGGGAAGACGTTCCTACCACGTGAGTACATCGGGATAGCCACCTTCTGCTCCTCTACCTGCGTGGCAGTGATCTCGTCTATCTCTACGCCATCCTCCTCTGCCCAATCCACCGACGGGGGTTCCGTCATCGTGGGGAGGGCGAAGAGGTTCTTGATAGCGTCCTCACCGAGGATAGTGTCCCTGCTACCTACCTCAAGTACTATTACTGCGTTCATCGCTTAATCTTGATGCCGTTACTATCCATCTGAGCGAGGATGAAGCGGGAGGCTTCCATAGCGTCTGCCGTCACCTTCGTATTGCGGTTGATAGCTTGCAGTTCAGCGTACATACGCCCTACGGCCGTGCCGAATTGGTCAAGCCCCATATCCTGTACTGAGGGGAGCCTGCGCACGCCCTGCCCCTCAATGAGTAAGGCGATACTCTCCGTGGCGTTGGCTGTGCGCTCTGAGAGTAGTACGTTCGTGTGCCATAAGCCCGTCAGCACGTCAATGCTATCCTGCGAGGCTTGGGCAATGCCCTTAGCCGTGGCACTGCGGGTGTCGCTGTTCTTGCCTGCGAGGTCAAAGCCGTGAGCCTGCACCATCTCCTCGGTCTTCTTGAGGTAGTCGTTGAAGGCGGGTATCTGCGTCTTCACCCCGTCCACCAGCGAGGACATAGCACGAAGCATAGCCTCCATCTGGTTATCCCCACCCGTGAGGCGCATAGCGTCCGCCACCTCCTTCTGCGCCTTCTCCATAAGAGGCGCGAGGAACGAAGAGTAGGCTATCTGCTTGGCGAAGTTGTTAAGCATATCCCCGATATTGGAGGTGAAGGCTCGTGTAGCGTCCTCTCCCGTGCGGAAAGCCGTAACGAGGGAATCGGTGATGGCGTTACCCAGCGAGCCGAACAGCCCGTGCAGGTAGTCGTTCATCGTCTTGATAGCCTCCTCGTTCTGCTTGTAGAGGGTGAGCATATTCTCCAGCGCCTCCTTACCCCCTTCTCTGAACTCGTGCGTCTTGAGGATAGACTCCGCCAGAGCGACGTTGAGCTTACCGCTCTTGTCAATGAGGTTGGGGTAGAGCTTGCCGAGGGTGGTGTAGTCGTCTACGCTCTTTCTCGCCCACAATATCCCCTCCTTGTGGCTACCCGTCTTGACGGAGATATTCTGGAGCTTGGCGAACTCACCCTTGAGCGTGGGGAGGAGCTTGTTCTTGATCTGCTTGCGGATCTCCTCCATAGCCCTACGCATCTGCTTGGGGACATCTTCGGGCTTACCGCCAATACCGAGGAAGTCCAGCACGCCATCACCTTCTAACTCCTTATCGGAGAAGGCTACGGACTTACGGAACTGCTCCATCGCTTGGCGTGCCACGCTGATAGAGTTAGTAGCACGCTTATATACGTCATCACCGAAGATGGTAGAGCCCTTTTCGTAGAGTAGGTTAGCCTTGAGGAGGGCAGCGTTATACTCCTCTTGCGTGCGTGTGAGCGCCTCGAGGGCTTTCCTGCGCTTCTCCAGCACCTCACGCTCTACCTTCTGCGCACGGCTCACGAGGTTGCCTACAACGCCCACGATAGAGGTAATGCCACCCAGCACGTCCCCGCTGATGATAGAGCCGATGCCCGAAGCTACGCCACCGAGGTCGGAGAGGGCTTGCGTGAGCCCCTCCACTGCGTCCTCCATAGCGCTGTTGCCGAAGATAGCCCCGAAGGACTTCCCCAGCTCCTGCACAAGGGGCGTAGCGTCCTTCACACTCTTGCCAATCTTCGTCACAGAGAGACCGACACGGCTAAAGGCAATATCCGCCTTCCTCTGTGCGCTGGCTCGCTCCTCTTCGGTGGTCGCTGAGGTGGCTTCCCTGCGGGCTTTCTTGTAGTCCGATAGGGCGCTCTTGCCACGGCTCAGTGCGTCCTCCATATTAGCGATGAACGACTGCCACGGAGAGGAGTTGCCCAGCTCGTCACGCAAGCCCCTCAGAGCGTCCGTGATAGCCTTGAGCTTCTCGGGTGAGTTCTGTATAGAGGCGAGTTCGTCCGCACTCATACCAAAGCGCCCTTCCAGCTGGTTCGCTGGCGTATTGGCGAGGTAGTCCAGCATCTCACGTGCGGTGGCGATGGTACTGCGCATCTGCGCCACCGTGCGCTCTCCCTGCTGAGCGAAGAGCTCTACAAAGAGCTGGTTCGTGCGCTGGGAGTGTTCGTAGCGCTCGTTGTCTATCGCCTTGAGCTCGTCTGCCTCTTTCTTCGCCAGCTCTACGAGAGCGGAGGACTTCTGCTCTGCGAGGAGGAGCGAGGTGTCGTCAATGATCTTGCGCTCTGCCTCGTAGCGCTTCTTGATCTCCGTCTTGCGCTCTTCGTAAGAGAGGTACTTATCTCGTAGCTCCTTGATGATCTTCTCTTGCCCCTCTGCGAGAGCTTGGTCAGCCAGCTCACGCCCTGCGAGTATCTGATTGAGGTCTGTATCGCTTAGGTCGGCTTCGCTGAGCTTGCGTTGCTTGTAGACCTCCTTCTTGCTGTCGTGGGTAGCCTCCCATTCCAGCTTCTCAGCCTCACGCACCTTGGCAAGGCGCTCCTGCACTTGGTCGTCAAAGGCGGACATCTTGCGCTTGTGCTGAAGCTGTAGCTCCGCCATCTCCTTGGCAAAGCCATTCTGCATAAGGGATATGCGCTCGGCTTCAAGGTTGAGTTCAGCGTCTCTGCGGGAGCGTGCCAGCTCGCGTGTGCGCTGTTCCTCTTGCTGTCTGCGCTCTTCGGCTTGTCGTGCCTTGGTTAGGGCTTCGCTCTCTGCCGTGGAGCGCTTACGGCTCCCGCCCTTCTTGCTCGTCTCGCCTGCGCCCTTCTCGTACTCCTCACGGGCTTTCTTCTTGAGGTCGTACTCCTCCTTGAGGCGCTTGCGCTCCTCATCGGGGTTCCAGTTGTAGTTGCCGTTCTTGACGGCTTCCTCCTTCTTGCGCTTGAGCTGTTGAGCCGTGAGGTTGTTGAACGCCTTTAGCTCCTTATTCGCCTTCTCCTCTTCCTTCTTGAGGTCGGTGACTGCGTCCTTGTAGGACTTGATGGGCTTCTTGCGGGCTTCCTGCTCACGCTTGATTTGGTTGGCGAGGTTCTCCCAGCCCTTCTCATCGTATGCGTCCTTGATGATAGAGCCAGTTAGGTACATCTCCCTCCCCTGCTTGACGGCTCTCTTTGCCTTCTGTATGTTGATAAGCATAGCGGAGAGCTGGCTGTCGGTGAGTTCGGATAGACCCTTGGCGTTGAAGAGTTGGCTGTCGCTCAGCTTGCCGTACTCCTTTTTCTTGAGAGCGAGTTGCTTCTGCGTGTATTCAAGGCGCTTTACTGCTGGTATAGATAGAGTGCCGTAGGGGTCTCCACCCTTGAGGGCTATTTTACGTATCTCTTCAAGGTTGCGCTTAGCGTCCGTAGCCTCTTCCTGCGCCTTGCCCAGCTCACTCTTAGCCTTGTCTACCTTCGCCTTGCCGTCGTACTCGGCAATCTCACGCTTGAGCTTGGCGATGTCTTGGAGCTTGAGCGTCTCGGTATCGTACTTGTCAAAGATCTGAGGGTAGTACTTCTGCAACTGCTCCAGCGCACTCTGTCGGTCAGCCGTGGCGGAGGCTTCGTCACGCACCACGTTAAGGAGAGCCTCTACGGCTTCCTTGTGCTTCTGCTCCTGCTCCTCGGCTCGCTTCTTCTCTTCGTTGAAGTCCTTCTGCGCACGTTCGGCTGCGCTCGTGGAGTCGCTGAACGCCCACATAGCCGCTATCACTGCCGTGAGAGCTACCGCAATAGCCCCGTAGGGGTTGGCGAGCATAGCGGCGGTTAGGCGGTTGGTGGAGAGCGTCGCTGCGTTCGTGGCGATCGTCTGAATGCCCTTGGCGATAGCGTCCACCCTCGTGGCAACTGCCCACCCCTTGGTAAGGGCGATATTCGTAATCACGGCCGTGCGGTACACCCCGTAGGTCACGATGAGACCTGCAATGACCTTGCCGATCTTCTCGTAGTTCTCCACAAGGTAGGCTACCGCCTTCACGCCCGACGATAGGACGCCCTCGGAAGCCTTCCCCAGCTCGTTGAACATCATATCTATGTTGTCCTGCAAGTTGGAGATCTGCCCCGTGAGGCTCTCGCTCTGAGCCTGCATGAGGTTGTAGAACTTCCCGCCCTTGTTGGTCATATTCTGGAACGCCTGCTCAATGTCGGAGAAGCCCACCTTGCCAGCCGATACAAGGCTATTGATCTCGCTCACGCTCTTGCCTAACACCTTCGCCAGCTCCTCATAGATGGGGATGCCTCGGTTGGCGAACTGCTTAATGTCAATGTTCGTCACCTTACCCGAAGAGCGGAGCGTACCATAGAGGTAGACAATATCCCCGAGGGGCTGAGATAGACCCGCTGCCACGTTCCCGAGGCGCACAATCGTCTCGTTCACCTGATCGGCTGCGAAGCCATAGGCAAGCATATTCTTTGCGCTGGAGGCAATACCCTGCAAGTCAAAGGGGGTGGACGCTGCGGTCTGTGCCAGCTGAGCGAGAAGCTCATTAGCCTGCTCCCCACTGCCGAGCATCGTCTTAAAGGAGATCTCCAACTGCTGGAACTCCCCTCTCACGCTGTACAGCTTGCTCACAAAGTCCTGCACACCGCTCACAGCGAAGATGCCCGCAGCAAGTCCCGCAGCACGCTGGAACGAGTTGCTGAGCAGGTCTACCTCGCCCCTCGCCTCACTGATAGGTGCGCTGTAGCTGGGTAGCTTCGTTGATGTCCCTTGGATCTTCTGCTGGAGGCGGTCAAAGCTCTCTTCTAAGCTCTTCGTGCCTTTGATGAACTCCGTAGGGTCAAGGGTGACAGAGAACGTCTTGTGTGCCATTTATTGCGCTATTTTCTTGAGTGCCGAGGTGAAGTCCCCGAAGGACATACCACGGCTCGTCGTCTTTTTCTTCCCCTCGTCCTTGGGCTTGTAGCTGGGGATAGCCTTAGAGTAGAGGAGGAAATTTGTATAGCTGAGCTCGTAGAGGACGTAATCAAAGCTCAGATGATAGTACTTGGCGAAACTGCCTATTCGTGCCCAGGGGCTGTCGTTTCGTTCACCACCTCCTTCGTTGGCTTCGTTATCATTGTCTTCTTGAGGGAAGTGGTAAGCATAAAAAGCTCCCCTACGTTCATTGTCTCCAGCACGGTGAATAGAGCTGTGGCGAGGTCGGGGATAGTGGCGGTATAGAGGAGCGTTTCTGCCGTCTTGCGTCGCTCCGCTTCGTTGTCACGCTTCTCGCCCGTGATGAACGTGGCGAGGATATGTGCGTAGGTCTCTGCGTCACCGCCCAGGGCGATAAGGTCGTAGAGCGTCATATCTCGCTCCTCTACGTCTGTGACCTGCGCAATGAGAGCCGACACCTCTACCCACGTAGCCAGCGTAGGGGGGTAGACCTTATACTCGGTAGAGCCGATGGACACGGACACGCCCCCCGAGAGGAGCGTATCCGATACCATCTGTTCTGCCTTCTTCTTGAATAAAGGGAGCTTCATCACAGAGCCTTTTTCTTTTCAAGAGAGAAGAGGGGACTGTCCACCTTCGCCTTGAGGATCGTAGCCGTGACGTCAATCCCGTAGCCTGCATCCTCACTAAAGGCGATAGCACCCGTGAGCTTGACACGGGGAGCCTTGAAGACCTCGGCTCCGACCGTCTCAGGGATGATAGCCAGCGCCCACTCCTTCGTAGATACGAGGCTGTTTACCTCGAGAGTGTCGCCAACCTCCTTGACGTTGAACACCCTCTCCATCACGCTCTTGTTGAGGTTCTTCACGTGGAACTTGATGCGGAGGGCAGAAGCGTTGGTGAGGGTGTCTACGATCTCACCGCCTACAGCCTTCCACTCCTTCTTGTCGCCTTCCTCCTGCTCGATGCTCAGCGAACCCTCCTTGACGAAGCCAATGAGGTCCATCCCTGCGGTGGGCATCTTGCTCCCGTCCGTGCCGTTCACTGCACCCACCTGGACTTCTACCTTGCCCCAGGCGGTGTTGTTAGTATCCTGATATGACATATCTGTTACTCTGTTAGTTTGTTATACTTGTATTTGACTCGTACGTTCACAACGCTAAAGCCCTCTTCGGAGAAGGTGGTGGGAGTCCCGTCAAGAACAAGGAGAAAGTCCCCTGTGCGGTGTGCATCTACGAGCTGTGAGATAGCTTCCTCCAGCTCTTCGCACCTTTTAACGTCCTTGACTAATAGAGGCTCCCCGAAATTGCGCATAGGAACATAGGCGTTCACATTGACGACACCGCTCTGCGAGAAGCCGTCTAAGCTATCCCTCCCCGTGAGGAAAGACACTACGACATCCTCCACGTTGCTATCAAAGGGTCGTGTGCCATTTCTGTACACACCACCACTAACCACTACTCTCCCTTTGAGAAGCCCGTGGATATACTCCTCTATCGCTAATCCCGTCTTACGCATTATTCAGCCACCATTGCACCATCTCCTCCGCTAAGAGTTCGCCCGAGGTCGTCACGTCAAAGCCTCTCGCTTCAACCTGCGTTGCATAGGGAGCGCCAGCAACGAGGATAAGGCGTATGCCCTTGCTCTCTCTTGCCAGCTCCTGCACCGCCTCACGACCTGCGGACTGCCCTGCGCTTGCTTTCCTTCCGTTTCCCGTAAACCCGCCCGAATGCACCACCTTGCCATCGTAGCACACTGCCCATCCTATGGAGGCTGAGAGCCTACCCGACTTATCCGCATACTGCTTGCGTCGGATAGCTTCCTCATAGCACCCCTTAGCGATGAAGCGAACATCATCGATGACCTCGGTGATAGCCTCCTTGCGCACCTCTGCGAGGAACTCCCGTAACTCCATCAGCCTAAGATAATCTGCGTGAAGTTGAGTATGCGGGCGTACTCCCAGCTCTGTATCGTGAACTCACCGATAAGACTTCCATCCTCTCGGTATAGCTTTGCGCGTTTCGCAGTTACTGATACAGGTTCAAGGTGTACCTCGTAGGCGTAGCGGGAATGCCCGCCATCCTTGTACGTCCCTCGCTTGTCATTGACCGAGGAGCGGAACATACAAGGGATAAGCTCGCACTCGACAGCCCCCGAAAACACAGGTCTCCCCTTGTCGTCGAAGCTACCTTGTTCGGTCTCTATCGCTTGTATATATCCGTTCTCGTAAATCATAGCCAGCGCACTCTTGGAGGTTCGGAGAGCATATCGGGAAGCCCGAGGCGTCGGCACTCAAGGCGGTAGTACTTAGCTATGTCGTCCTTTGATGCACGAGAGATAGACACCCCCAGCTCACTCACGGAGCTTGGCATCAGAAGGAACTCGGGCAGGCTCTCTACGAAGGCTCTGTGTACACGCTCCACGCCTCCCGCCTCATAGAAGCAGGTATCGTCGCTCGGGGATAGCCCCTTGCTGACAAGCAGAGAGGACACATAGCCATCCGATAGGCTTACCCCCATAGCTCGGTACTTTTCTTGGATATACTCCTGCGGGGTCATATCGTCTACTTGATAGCCTTGAGGTCTACTGAGAGGATATGCTTAGGCAGACGCACCTCGGGGATCCACGCACAAGCGTACTCGATGAAACGACCTTCATCCGTGCGCTGCGTGGAGATCATGTGGTCACCAGCCAGCGTGTTGTACACCTTGTTGGGGACGGGGTCATTCAGCTCGTATGGGCGGAAGTGACGCACCTTACCAATCTCACCCTCGGGCAGGAAGACAATCTTGTCGTCGGGGCAGAGGGGAGACGTAGCACCGCTGAGGTCGGTCACGATATTGTTCACGACACGAATAGCGGGCAGACCCAGCGAGGTCATAATGGCGTTCACCGCCTCGAGGGGGATGATACCAGCCATGGAGACCTCTGCACCACCCAGCGACATCTTGTACTTGCCCATCAGCTCCTTGCTCTTGGCGAAGTACTTGAAGAAGGTCGCCTGACTCATCTCCATCGTGCCGAAGTTGAGGTGGCTGTACTTGTTGCGAAGGTTCACGAGGAACTCCACGAGGTTGTCCTTATCGCTCGCCTTGGCTTCTGCCGTGAGGATAGGGAGGTTCATATCGAGGATAGACACGCCCTTGGGGTTGTCTCCGATAGTCACCTCAGCCTTCCCGTTGAACACGAGGTCAAACAGCACCTTCTCCATGCGCTTGTAGGGCGCAACAGAGAGTTCACGGAAGTCGTCCGTAAGCGTGTTCACCACGGCATCCTGCCCCAGCTGACCAGCATTCACTCGGTCAAGGATGAACTTGAGCTTCTCCAAGCGGTCGTTATCCATCTGGAAGCGGTCGCCCATGTCTGCTACCTCGAGGGTAGCGTCACCCATAGGCGCACGCCCACGGAGTACCTTGCCTGCGTTGCGGTCAATGACCGAACCCATGCGCACTGCCGAGGTCGTCCCGTAGACGGACTTAAACAGACGGGTGGGGGTAGCCTCGAAGCCCATATATCTGCCGAGGATGATTTTGCTACGCTCCGTAGCCAGCGCTCGGTCTGCCACTGCCTTGATAAAGCCAGCGTGACCGAGGATGCTATCAATAGTCAATTCCATATCTGTCGGTTTTGGTTAGTTGGTTGGCTTAGACGAAGAGGAAGCGGGCGGTGAGCGCCTTCTTGTCCTCCTCCGTGACTGGGATATAGAGCTTGTCCGTATCTACCTCAAAGGCACGACCGAGGGCGGTGAGGGTAGCCCCTTCTTCCACCTTGACGGGTGCGTAGGTGAGGTAGTCGGCACTGCCCTTGGCGGTGTTCCCCGTAGCTGCGGTAGCCTCGAAGAGGACTGCACCCTTGGTGAATGCCGACGCATCAGCCTTAGCCGTGATAGTGTCAAACTCCTTGTCGGAGGTGTCTACGCTGTCGATGGTGAGCGTTGCCGTTCCGTTGGAGAGGAACATACCGCTCGCAAGGTTAGCGTACTTGGAGACCTTGACCTTCTTCCCCGAACCAGCCTCTACGACACGCACACGCTTGAGCAGGGTAGCCTTGCGGGTGACCTTGTCGACAGAGATAGGCGCAAGGGGAGGGACTACGGAACCAGCCGTGAGACCCGTGACGTCGAGGTTGAAACCTCCCGAGAGGCGGTAGCCCGTCTCTACGCGGTACAGCTCGTGGACGGGCATATACGCGTTTTCGTCATACTTGATTTTTGCCATGTTCTTTTACTTCTTCTCGTTAAGGATTGCCTCCGTACCTTCGTTCACCTGCTTCACGATAGAGGCCATCACGTCATCGTTGGACGGCTCGCCTGCTTCGGGCTTTCCTGCCCCTCCGAAGCGATTGTTGGCGCTCTCGTCTTGGAACTTCGTGTAGCCCTGCTCGATGTTAGCTACCAGCTCGCCTACGTTCGTATCTTCTCCGAAGGTGCGCCCGCTTAGAGCCATAGTGTAGAAGGACTCGGGAATATTCTTTTCTCCGAGGAGGGCGGTGATCTGTGCCAGCTTACCCTCGTGGGAGCGCTGACCGAGGATGAGTTCGATCTGCTCCTGCTGGGCTTCCAGCTGTTGCATCATCTGCTTCTCCCGCTCGGTGGGTTCGTTCCCCTGATTGTCGTTTGGCTTGGGGTCGGTGGGCTTGGGCTGGGTCTCCTTCTTGAGGGCTTCAAGCTCCTTGCGGAGGGCGGAAGCGCTCGTGCGCTCCTTGTCCACGTCGGACTGATACGCCTTCAGGAAAGACTCTGCACCTGCTACTGACTCTGCGATACGTTCTTCCTCGGTGATGGTTTTTGACAAGAAGTCGGCTACCCCATCAAACGCCTTTTCACTCACCCCGAGATTGGAGTATCTCTGTTTGAGCTGTTGTAAGATTTTAGTTTTCATATCGTTAAGCTATCAGATATATGCAAATATAGATAGCCTGATATTGGGTTTAGGTAGAAATAGAGATATGTTACTAATTTCCTCTATCCCTGTGCTTTTGGGCATAAAAAAGCCCCGCAGAGAGGGTACTCCACGGGGCTATCGTTGTTAGGGGTTGGTTGCTATTCCTTTTCCTCGGTCTTGGTGGGGGTGGTTTTGCTCTCGCTGGGCTTGTCCTCCTCACCTGCCTTGCTTGTCTCTTCGGTGCTTGCCTCAATGGTGAAGGGGACGAGGACAGGGTCAAGACGAAGCGACCTGCCGGCCCTCACCGCTGGCACTTGCAGGGAGATAGCGTGCTTGAGGAAGCTATACCTGCGTGCGAGGTACTCACCGATAACCTCCTCATGCTTGCGGACGGCGATGTGCGCCCCCATGAACACATACTTGAAGGCGACACCCGAGAGGGCAGTCCCCAGCCCTTGGAGGTCTTTGGGGTTGATGCGTGGTGTCATCGTCATCGTGTAGCAGGCATCCTCAAGACGAGCAAGCTCGCTCTCCGCTGCGCTGGTGGACTGATCCCACGTGAGGTAACGCACATCAGCCCCATTCCCCGTCATCTGAATGGTCTGCGTCTTGCCCGAGCGTTGCACGCCTGATACGTCACCACGCAACAGCACCTTTGGGAAGAAGTTATCGTTGATGCAGTCTGCGTAGTTGCTCTCCAACTCCTCTATGCGCTTACGCTTACTCTGTATGCGGTCACAGAGGGCGTGCTTCATCTCCATGTAGATAACGGGTATCTTGTCAAAGCCGTGGAGCTCCTGCGAGATGAGCGCCCAGCCCTTACCCTTCACGTTCTCGTAGGTGTAGACGTGGGTAGCGTCAATCTCCATCAGCTTCTCCACCTCTTTGTCGTCCACCTTGACTGAATAGAAGCGGTAGAAGGAGACGAGGTCGCCATAGGTGTCCTTGATAGGCACGATCCTATCCCCATTGAAGGGTGACCACAGCTCACAGCGGAGGCGTGTATCTGCCCCACGGGCATACTCCTTATCCTCGTAGAACTCGGGGTCTTTGACTGCCCACCAATACTCGGCAACGATGGTCTCAGAGAGGACGGCACGCACGGCACGTTGGTTGATGAAGCGTATCTTGTTCTTCGTCTCCGTCTCACGGATGAGGTCAAGCATATATTCCTGCTCCTTCGTCTTGGCTACGGCTTGCAGGTTGGGGGGTAGCCCCACGGCAAAGGCGGTGTGTATCTCTACGATGAGTTGCTCCAGCGAGGATGAGATGCGGTTTACCTTCTTCGTTTCGTACACCGCCCCAGTGCGCCTGCCGTTGACGTCCACCTCTTCGTCCTTGACCATCACCCTATCGTCGGGGCGGTGCGCCTCACTCATCACCTCGTGGCGGGAGTATTCCCACTGCTCTCTGAGCTGGGCTATGCGCTCCTCTCTGTACTTGGCTCGCACCTTAGGGATAGCGGAGAGCTTCGCCTCCAGCGTCTTGTCTGTCTGTTCCATATAGTCTAAAATATGCCCTCGTAGCTTCGTCTCTGCGTGCCTGACCAGCCGAGGATGTTGCGTAGTATGTAGTAGCGAGTAGCGTCTATGAGGTGGTTGTTAGCGTCTATCGGCTCGTTCGTGTACTGCCCGTCCTTATCCTTAGCCCAGCAGTAGTTGTCCAGCTCGTATTGCAGGTTCTTGCTCCGTGCGGTGATGCAGATATCCATCTCCAGCATCTTGTTGATACCAGCAATGACACTGCCCGCACCCTTGACCACGGGAGAGACACGCAAGCCACCTGCCCTCAGCTCGTCTATGAGGCGGGGGTCGGCAGAGTCTGCCGTGATGTCAAAGCTGGAGTACTGCCGTATAGCTTTGATGATGTCACCGCTACTCATGTGGGTGTTGTAGCATATCTCGTCAAGGTAGAGCGTATTGCCATACACACCGCAGAAGATACCAGCGGTGGGGTCGTTGGTATATCCGAAGTCCAGCCCCAGCCCGCAACGCTGTACGAAGTGGGGCATAGAGTCCACCACGGAGTACCTCTTGAAGATAGCCCCCTCGTTCATCTCTGACCACTTCCCGATGACGATACGTTGGTACTTCTCGGGGTTGTTCGCCTTGATGTCCTCAATCTCGCTCACGAACTCCCGAGAGAGGTATTCTAAGTTGTCAAGGTAGGTCGTGTGGATGTGTAGCACGTTGGGGTGCGTGCTTATCTGCACGGGCACCCCATCTATCACCTCTATGCGGTGCGTGTCCTTGATGTACTTCTGATAGACGAAGTGGGAGGTGCTGGCTGGGTTCATCACCACGATGACCATATTCTGCACCCCCTTAGTACGAATGGAGAGCACCATCTTATCGTAGTCCTCTTCACTGCGCCACTCTTCTGCTTCGTCACACACGAACACCGACACGCCCTGAATACTCTTGAGCTTTGCGGTCTGATTGCCCGAAGAGGCGAGGATACCCATAAACATAAGCTCACTGCCCGTGTACTTATTGATGATGCGGTCTTTCGTCACCTTGAAGTACTCCTGCGTGCCGTCTCGCTCTATCTTATCCTCTACCTCGGGGATGATAGACTTACTCGCCGATACCAGCGTGTAGCGGGTGAAGAGTATCTTGCGGTTCTTCTCAAATGTGAGGCGCTCAAGGAAGCGAGCCACCTCAAAGCTCTTCCCCGAGCCTCGCCCGCCCGTGATAAGCACAATGAACTTATCCTTGTTCGTGTAGAGCGGGTGGTAGACGGAGTGTACGGGGGTGTTAGTCTCCCTCTCTACGCCCATAACTACTCGGTATTATCTGCTATCCACTTAGAGATAGGCACGCCCACATTCATCTCCCCTGTGACGTTCACAGACACCTCCTGCCCGAAGCCTGCTTGCCTACCGAGCTTCTCAATCATAAAGCGGAGCATATTGGGGTCGGGAGGTGTGGTGTAGATCTTATTCCCATCCTCGTCCGTACCCGTCTGTCCAACAGCGAGGAGATGCGCAGTGTCGAGATACACGTCCAGGCGTTTTTCCCACTGCTCTTGGAAGATTTTCCCTATCTCGGGGTTCTCTTTCTCCCATTTAAGCAGGCAATAGCGGGAGACGCCCAGCACCTCAGCCACCTTGCTCTTGTTGCCTAACGTGGTCTTTGCGAGCTGGCGGATAGTGTCAAGGGAGGGTACTTCGAGCTTCTTTCGACCTGCACCCTTCGGACGTGTGCGAGTGCCACCTTTTGACTTTGCCTCTTCCTTCTCCTCCTCCTCCTTCGTTGCCTTCTTTGCCATATCCCTATCCTGCTATTAGTTCGTGTACTGCCTCGCCCTTGAGATACTTGTCCGAGGGGTTGATACCTTGGTCGGGTAGGGCGTGCTGGAGCATCTCCATGAAGTAGAGCTTATTGGCGTAGCTTTGGAAGGAGAGTGTCACGTAGGCTTCTCCCTCGTAGTACTCGCCTTCCATCTTACCTGCCGTCTGCGCTCTCACCTCTTTGACGTGTTCCTTGCGTGCTTGTCGCTCTTCGTCTGAGAGGGGCGTTGCTACGCTCGTGAAGCCTTGCGATGAGGCTTGGTGGTAGTCTGTGATGTCGAATGCTGATGTCTCAGCCATTAGAATGCTGATGTCCGAGCTGTCAAGACCTGCGAGGTCTACGTCAATCTCTGGGAGCATCTTTGCGAGTAGGTCGCTATCGAACTCACCTTGTGCGGTGGTAGAGTTCATGAAGATGTTCTGCTCCTTCTCTTCCTTATCTGTGAGGTGTAGCACCTCTACTCTTATGGGGTAGTCGTTTTCGTTCGTGTCGGGGTCGTAGCGCTGTATCTCGTCAAGGATGGAGAGGCGCTGATGCCCTGATACGAGGTTGCCCGTCTCTTCGTTCCACACGATGCCCCCTGCTAAGCCTACCCGCTTGAGGTTTGCCTTGAGGCGCTTGCGTGCGTCCTCTGTGAGCTTACGGGGGTTGTAGGTGGCGAAGTGTATCTCTGAGCGCATCACCTCACGGGCTGGGGCTTGCTTAATCGCCTTGGTCATACTTGGGGTCGTAGTTAAGGTAGTCGAATAGGATCTTCTCTACTTCGGGGAAGCGTGCTATCACTCGTTCGAGGTCTTGCGGGTACTTATCTCGGCAGAACAGCAGGAACGGGATGTTCGATACGTCCGTGCCTTGGCTCTGCCCGTTGCCGTACTTGAGCGAGGGGATGAGCCTCTTGTGTTTGATGTACGCCTCTACGTCCTTGTTCTTGTAGAGCGAGAGGGGGTATGCTTTGCGGGTAGCCTCGTTGATCATCTCCTGCTCGTAGGTGCGTAGCATAATGCGTCTGTTTAGGCTGTCCGTCTGCTTGAAGCCGTAGATAGCCCACTCTATGCCCGTCATTGCTCGCACGTCCTCGGTGATGTCGCTTAGCGTCTTGATGCGCTGCTTGGGGTCTTGCTCGCAGCCGAACGCACCGTCCTTGATGTATTGGGTGAGGGCGTAGTGCGGTACTGAGATAAAGCGAGCCTTGGGGTACTTCTGCTTCGCCCAAATGATATACTTGTCGATATGCTCTAATCCCTCGACCATGTACATGTAGACGCACACGATCTCTTTGAAGTAGGGGTAGCATAAATCGAGCAAGGCGATACTATCCTTACCCGTTGCCGAGTGGAATAGTATCACCTTGTCCGACTTGGACGCTATCTGCCGTATGCACTCAATAGCGAGGCGCATGGTTAGTACGCTGATGCTCTGAGAGCCCTAACGGCACGTGCGTTGGCTCTTCGGTGCGTGCGTCGAGCTTCGCCTGCTGACCACCCACCTGGGCGGTTCTTCACGGCTCGGTTCTCAGCGGCCACGCCCGAGCGCACGTTGTTGTAACGTCGGATGTTATCGCCTTTTGCCATAATGTAAGATAGTTAAGTTGGTTATGATGATACGCACAGCCCTTGTGGCTATGCGGTGCGGTTAGGGTCTTAGAAGTTCTCGACGACGCACACCTTGCCAAGCTCTATGCCCAGCCACTCATCGTCCTCGGTGAAGCCCTCTCTCTCTGCCTCTGCATAGACTCGCTTGCCTCTCTCGGTGAGTGGGCTCTTCTGCTCGGCTTCTTTCGTGCCTGCCCCAGCAAACTCTACCAGCGCACGGGGCGAGGTAGCCGAGTAGCCCGCTTGAAAGAGGACGTGCGTAAAGGGCTTCCCGTCTACCACAGCGTCACCCTCTC